CCAATAATAGCAATAACAACCAGTAATTCGATTAGAGTAAAACCTTTGCGATTTTTCATTTCTGTTCTTTCATTGGAGGGAATTTATAGGCGGGAGACTCACAACGAGTCTTGAATTGATACCTTATAATACCCGTTCCGTCAGCTAAGAAATGTTAGAAGTTTGTTAGGATCAATAAGAGTAAATATTTACCGGGTTTCCTGTAAGTTCTTCTAAAAAAGTTACCGCTTCTTGAATATCGTAAAAATCAGACATAGCTTTTCTCTTCTTAAAATATCCATCTTTAAACAAAGCAAACACCCTGTAAAAAGGTTCATCTATACCTTCTTCATCTGTATTTAGAAATTCTTCTGCTGTTTTTACTTCTTCAATAATTGTACCACCATTATAATCTGGCAATTCTCTCATAGTCACTATCTCAAAAGCCTTGATGATAGATTTTTCTGAAGTATTTAGCACATAGGCATTACACAGTCTGTTCGATTTGCTCATCATTTTCCATTGTCCTTTTTGTGCTATCTTTAATGAAATTAGAATATCCCATAAAAACTTGGCTAGTAATCACGCCCATCCCACTGATGAGCGTAACTACTACCCCGCACACAAATAGTGCGAAATCATCCATTAAAATAACTCCCAAGCGAAAGAATACTAGGAACCCAAAGACCCACAAAGATAGCCTGCTCCTTGGCAATTTCTGGATTTCCTAAAAACCATAGTCCGACACTAAGGCAAAAACTAGCAAATGCCGCAACCACAAAATAACTCTTACTATTCATAATCTATCTTTCTGGTTAAAGTTAAAAATCAAACAGTAGGGCTGGTCGGACTCGAACCGACACTGTACGGATTTTAAGTCCGTTTTCTCTGCCTATTGGAATACAGCCCCAGAATCACTATGATTCAGAATGATGGGCTTTTAGTCTACGAACAATTTCTACCATATTATCAATGTTGTCAATACTTTTGATTGGCTTTTTTCTTTGCATTTCTGGTAGAGTTTCTCCACGTTCCGCTAAGGCTTTCTTGACCCTAGAATATCGTGCCATTGTTGATGCAATCTTTTGTCCTGTCTTTTCAGCAACCTCTGCGTAGGTACTGCTGGTATAAACAGCAGTCAGGAAGTCCTCATCACTACACCGTACCCTGTTTTGCTTATTGGTCATAATCACTTCTGCCATTGTGTCCTCCAAAAATTAAAGCTAACGAAACATATCCTATTCTAACACATACTATCGGTTGTGTCAATGCAAAAATTTAGTTTTTATTGGGCGGTAATGGCATAAAAATGCCCAATCCTAAATAAACCCAGAAAAAGATACTGCCACTAAATATAGCAGCAGCTACAAATCCTACCCTTAATAGGGTAACATCAATACCACTACTATCTGATAGTCCTGCACAAACACCAAAAATCATGCCTTTGTCTTTATTTTTGTAGATATTATTCATTTTCTTTTAACCATTCAGTATAAGAATGGTTGCTATAACCAAGTATTTTAGACTTTACTGTTCCATCTTCGTTAAAGATAATGGACAATGGTATTTTAGTCACACCTAACTTCTTTTTCACTTCTGGATGTTTATCTATGTCAACAAAGTCAACAGAATATTTATCTACTACCTGTGGATTTTTTTGAATAAAATTCTTTAGCTTAACGCAAGCTGGACACCAATCAGCACCAAAAACCATAAGGTCATTTGCTAATAGTGTGTTAGGTATTAATAGTGCTAACAGTAGTGCTGTGTAGAATTTCATTGATATTATTCGGATTAATTCCGACTACAAGTAGATAGTATTCATACATAGTAAAATTGTCTACCATTTTATACACCTATTTTTTATCTTTGGCTAATCTTACGAAACAATAAACTACACTTAAATCAACAACCGCTACTATCCACCATACGCTAAGAACTTCCCATATTGTATGATTCATTTAGTTTTCTTTCTGAAAATACGTTCATAGTTGTTGTCATATTTCTTTTTGTCTACTGGTCTTGGTCTATCGCCTTTACCGTTTTGACTCATTTAAGCCTCCAGAACATATGACCAGTAACGAGAATCTTCCTTACCCTGCAAAGCATCCCAATAAACACAACGAGCAACATATGATGGCACTTTAAGTTTGCCACAGTTTACACTCCAATGCTGTTCCATACGCTTATATTTTTTAATACCTTGCTTGCTCTTATTATAGGTAAGATGTTCCATGTTGTAAAGGCGAAGTTGATGAACATCTCCACACAAAACTCTTGCTTCATTTGGGTGGATCATCTCAAGAGCAAAACTAACCTTCGCCATACCAAGACCCATGATCTTGTTTACGATCTCGTCACGCTTCTTAACGTGATACTTCTTAGTAGTTAGATAAAAGTCTTTGGGGTTGTCCCAAAATTGTGTAGCAAAGTCCCAGATATACTTGGTACGATTATTGTGAAGCCCTACGCCTGATCCTGCGAGTTTTTCTCGCAAAGTTTCCTTGTTGTCGATCCATTCTTCATAGTTCTTAATGGCATTGTAGCCGTAGCAATTCCCCTTCCAACTAGTATGAACAGAGCAGTAAGCAAACAGGTAACGCCTAAAAATATCGCCGTGATTCTGTGGTCGTACACTCTCCCAATACTCCTTATATGCTGAAATCTTTTCTGTAGGAAATGTTGCAAAGAATTCATCTGCTCGGCTTCTGCAATAGGTAGTTTTCTTAACGGGCTTGTCCAAAACGGCTTCCATGATAATCTCCAAAAAGTAGCAATTCCTGTGATACGTTCCATTCTACACTACTGTTATCGGCTTGTCAAGAGCGTTTACTGTAGCCAATTTGTTGTTCCATATCCCAATCAATATTGTCATTGATAATATCTAATACAAATGAAGTAATTTCTCGATAGTCCTTTTTCTTGAAAACACCAATAGAATAGTCATTAATTTTAAGGTCAAACTTTTGACCAATCTCATTCATAATTTGCTTGTGATGTATACAAAAATCTTCATACCGTATTAACTTATAGTGTTTAGCTAATTGTGGCATATGATTGACTAAATACTCTAGCTTATTCTTTCTCAGTTCAAAAATATTTTTATATCTTTCGCCAGTTTTCCAATTACGATCACCTAGAACTTCTCGACCATAAGTGGATGAATCTTTGTTATGGTCAATAGAATACCATTCACTTAATAAGAAATTTTCTACAGAGTAATTAATAGCGGGGATATGATGTTTCTTTTGATATAGACCAGTCATCCAAGCGTAAGGATCACGCACAATACCTAAGAATAAAGTATTTTGTCCCTTTTTCTGGATATCTGTACTATTAAAACCGAACCAATGTTTCCAGCCATATTCTTTAGACTGAGGTATATCCAACGCTGGTTTTTCTTCATTATGATAAAAAGAACTACCTGAACAAACAGCCTCTAATAAATTTGTACCGCTATTGCGTTCGCCGTAAATTTTGAAGTTTTTTATGCTCATTTTTGCATTAAGAAACTAGAATCTATATAGGTTTTGATCTTTAGGTTGTAATTTTTATTAAAGTCACCCACTGCTTTTTTAACTTCAAATTTATCGTGATAATCGTGTCCAGAAATAAAGCCGCCAAACTTTACTTTAGGATACCAAGCATTAAGGTCTGCAATTACACTATCATAATCATGTGCAGCATCTATGTATACCATATCTAATGAATTATCTTCAATTTTTGCAGATTGTTCTATCGAATCCCCATTTAAAAATATTAGATTTTTATTCTCGTCATTTTCAATACATTCTAATCTTTTGATTATCTCTGGTGGCCTCCATTTGTCCACACAATATAACTTATGAACAAAATTAAAAGATCCAATTATCAGTGTAGATTCACCACAATGATTTCCTATCTCTGCAATTTTCATTGGCTGGTATTTATTTATACTTCCAACATCACACATTAATTGTATTAGTCCACATACAGCTTTTCCTGAGCCTAAATCAGAAGGTGGATTAAATCTTAAACTGTCTTTACTCATACGGATCTAGCCTCTCCATAAAGATATTTGAATGTAGGAAATCTTAACGAAATCCCACCATCTTGGTTTTTGCTTTCTTCAAAATACTGCACTTGTATTACCATGCCCTTGATTTTATCTGGATTCTTGTAGAAATCTTGCCTTTGCTCTATAGTAAAACCACTACCAACCCTAACATCATGTCCCTTATGTTGAATATAAACACAACTGAGCATATCTTCCTCACATTCTGCACCATCCTTCACATACCGGAATGGCCCATTCTCTACCCCTAAAACCTCGTATTCGTCATCGTGAAAGGCTTTATATTTTAAAAGGTCTTTAGACCGCTTACCTTTATATGGGGCGTTTTTACGAAGCATTACACCTTCCCATCCAATCTTATTACTTTTGGTGATCCATTCTTGGAAATGGTCATCATCTGTAATTTTTTCTTGTTCTAGAATACTCAAGCATGGACATTCATTATCTTGCAGTAGGGACTTGAGCATATAAAGACGCTTAGATAAATCTGCTGATCCTTTCTTAGTATTGAATTCTGCAAGAGTTAAGCAGTCAAATATCTTGTACGAGGGATTCTCGATTGTATGGTCTTTCTTACGAAGCTGTTTCATAATGCCTTGAAAATCTTCGTTGCCGTCATCATCAATCAAACATAGTTCCCCGTCAAAAACAATATTAGATAGACCGAGGCTTGCAATACCATCAGCCACAACACCCAATGTAGTAAATTGTTTTCCTGTTCTGGAGTAGAATGAAATATTACCGCCAGTATCAACAATACAAATACATCTAACACCATCAAGTTTGCGAGATACATACCAACCATCCTTCCAGTCTACAATATTTGGATCATATTTATCTGCCAGAGCAACACTAAACTCTGGAATAAGATTAGGAATTGCTTTGTTGATAATCTTGTCGCCAGCCCTAGTCTTTAAATCTTTGTCGATGATACAGTGAATGAGTTCTTCATAGTCTGGAAATTTTTCCACAAACGTATTGACTGCACCAATAGCATCGTGACCAGTAACCTGACGGTTCATCAAAGCATTAAGCAAAAAATATATGTCACCAAAATCTCTACCTCTAAGGTGAGACTTTTTCTTCAGATTGTCGCTGGTGACATTATACTGCCAGAGAGGATGGTATGTGTATAGTAGAATATTTTTGGCGAATTCTGCGGCTTCTTTTCTTACTCCAGAAGTCTTGTCATCCGTAAAACAATAGTCCTCTATAATTGACTGCTTATCAATAGTGCTGCTTGTGGCCCTAAGATCACGAACCATACCCCAAACATATTCAAAATTGCTCTGCATCTCTAAATCCTGTGTCCTGTGAATCCTGTTTCTGTCAGTATACTCTATCTATCGGCATCTGTCAAGCGTAATCTTTAGTTCTGTAGAGATTCTATTTTAGATGACAAAATTTCTTTTTGCAACTCTGCGGTTTTAAGTTCAGTTTTTAAATCATCAATATCCTGTTGAGCAATAGTATTCTTCACTATGCTGTTTGCTTTTTCGTATCTGTTAATTTTAACAGTTAAGTTATTTGCGATAACCTCCTGTTGTTTAAATTCTAATTGTAGTACTTTTAATTCTGTTTCTTTACTCATGGTGATTTATATATGTTTTGAAATTTTTCCATTCTATTTTTTAGATCAAGCCAATCATTATGGTCTGTAAAACTTTTGTTTAATTTGTTGACAAGAATTGATCCGGTTTTAGGGAAAAAAGCAGGAATAATAGAATGAATGATTAAAAGAACTCCCGCTTTAATGCACCTAATTCCATGACCAGAAGCAAACTTTAGATGCTCCCAATAGCCCATATTGTTTTCTTTAAGATGCTCAACCGATTTTTTAATTGCCATTTTGTGTACCCAACCTTTCTAAGATTAGATACACCTTTTCGGCAAAATTAAGTGGAGGCGAGGGGAGTCGAACCCCTGTCCAGTATTTAGTTCATTATATCTTCTACAAGTTTAGTCTACCGTTATAATAGAGACTTGCCAGTAGACAAACGCATCTCTATTTCCCAACTAAAACTTAGATCATAAAAAGT